TTACGGTACATAGCACCATTAGCACACACTGCATAGTCTTTATATAACTCGAAACTCACCTCTTGGTTGAGAATCTTATCTACAGAAGCAGTAGGGTGCCTATCATCAGTCAGAGTTTCTGGTGAGATGTTATACATCATAATCAGGTGTGGATATAGGGAGTTAAGGTCAAAGTTAACAACCCAATCATACACTCCAGGTTTTGGTTCTTTTACATAAGCACCAGCATACTTTGCATCCTTAGCAGTTTTTTCCTTTGGAGGAATGACAATATTACGTTTCTTAAGGTAGTTGTAGATAATATTATCCCACATACGAACCTGAAAGAATACGTCAGCATAGTTTACCTTAGCATCATATGCCATGGTAATTGCAAGTTCGATCAGTTTCATCTTGTCTTCCAAACGGTCAACAAGTTCCACGTCAACGATGTTGTATTCTACAAACTTTTGCCAGTTTTTAGTATAGAAATCTTTGAATGTATCAAACTCAGAGTGATCTAGTTTTTTCTGCCCAAGTTCTACTTCAGCAATATAATCAAGGCGATAAGATTCCTGTGCTTTGTAAGTAAACTTCTTATAAAGATCCAAATAATCCAATTGAGTGATGCCACCAATATCATAAGAGATCTGTTTACGACCCATAACGATCACTTCACGTTCACTTACAAGTGACCATGGAGAGAAAGTTTTCATCATCTTTTCACCCAATACTCGGTTAAGACGACGACAAATATAAGGAATATCATAGAATTGAATATTCCAACCTGTGATTACCTCTGGAATATTTCGGGTCCAATAATCAAGAAAATTTTGGAGAAGTTGATACTCAGATCCACACTCAATATATTTTACATTTGATTGCTTATTGTTGAAAGGTTTTACTCCCCAAGTAATAATATTTTTAGTAGCATAATCTTGAATGGTAATTGTCAGAATTTCTTCTGATGCAGATTCTGTATCTGGGAATCCATTTTCAGATGCAACCTCAATATCAAGAGTTACCAGTTTGATCTTAGTAATATCAAACTTAATCTCATCCTCAGGATACTTTTCAGAAATATACTGGAAAACATAACGATCATTACCGTAGATTTTAAATCCATCTACGTTCTCATATTTCTTATAAAACTCTCGACATTCTCGAACGGAACCAGGAACAATAGGTTCAACGTTTTCTCCATCAAGAGTTTTATATTTTGATTCTTTTTTAGAAGGAACAAAGAGAGTTGGTGAAAACTCTTCTTTGAACATTACGCTTTTACCATTTTCATAACCACGAACGAGAAACTGATTCCCGATCATTTGCACGTTGGTATAAAATCTCATTTAATCAGGTTCTGGTACTTTTCAAGAAGTGTTGGTTTGGGATCAGCAATTGTCAGAATCTTATCAGAGTGAATCATGAAAGTATTCTGAGAACAAACTTCAACTAACCATGGAGAAAGAGTTTGATCTTTTTCATTTAAAATAAAAGGTTCAACCAGTTTACAATCTGGTTCCCCAAGTTCTGATGGAACTTCCTCAATCTGCGATACCAGGATCTGATTGTTCAACAACACTAATAGTTTGATCATCTTCTTTACTTAAAACATCTTTTACATACATAGTTTCTAATTGATCAATAGGATCAACTAATGTAACTACCCAAGTCGGATCTACAGGAACTCTGGTAGTTTTTGTGATTGGAATCCAAGGAAAAAGTCCAATATCAAAAGTAGAATCTCCCTCATTTCTTTTAAAAGAAACCGCACATGGTTTATTAAAGAAATATCCAATTACTCTTTGAGTTTCTGGTTCTTCACCAACAACCATTTCTTGAATATCCGCAATAATATCTTCTCCAGATTTCAATACAGCAACTTTAATTGTCATAGATTAATAGATCTTCTCCTACCATCATACCAATAAAAAGAGGGGAAGTCAACTGGATTTTGCCAGTCGTTCCCCTGCGCCGACGATATTCAATTATATTTATCAATCCCCACCAGCACTTGATGATGATCTTTTAGCACATGCCTTTCCACCAGGAGCCATAGCATAAGGAATTGTTTTGTAACATTTCACTTTTGTTTTTTCTGGAGGATTTCCAAAGTCTCCCACTTTCTCCATAAATTGCTGGAAGGTTTTCATGTTTTTTTCTTTTATTTAGATATAATCCTTTCTCTGATGATGTTGAGGAACAATCTTCTTCAACTCAATTCTGAGGAGTCCGTCTTCAAATGTGACGTTGGATACTTCTGTGTCGTCGGATAAGGTCCATGCTCGTTTGAAACTTCTTTGAGCCAGACCCTTGTGGATAAACGTCCTGTCCGATTCAGAATCTGATTTTTGTCCTTCGACAAAAAGTTTTCCATACTCTGTGTACGCATGAACTTCCTCCTTTTTGAATCCAGCAAGAGCAATCTCAAGATGAGATTCTACATTACTTATCTGAACAAGATTGTATGGTGGATAATTTGATGTAGTTTCGTGAACATTAAAGATACGATCAAGATACTCATCCATTCCAATACTGTTGCGAGTAATCTTATCCAGAAGAGTAGGAAGATCCGCAGATGTATAACGGGTAAGGTTAGTCATTATTGTAGCTCCTTTAAAAGCGAGTTTGTGTTTTGTGGACCCTTTCGGCATCCACTACTAATTATAATAGAAAGCATAAAAAATGAGGGTAGGAAACCCTCACCTTTTATTACGGATATTACGAAGTGAAAACTAACAAGAGTTTTACGTCTTGAATATCAACTAATTTGAGTATTATGGGTTGAATACTAATAAAAATATTTCAATGTGAATACTAACTAAAAATTTAAAGATGGTTGAGCATTACGTCTTGAAAATTAACAAGAATTTTGCGATATGAATACTAACGAAGACCATCTTCAACAATCATTTTTCGTAAGGCATACCAAATTTTTTGAGTCATCTTATCTACTTTTGCCCGTGCTCTCTTAAGTGCAAAATATTCATCATAACTCATTCCAACTTCAAACCTATCTTTGTATTCAGACACTGCTCTACGCATCCAGTGCTTATAGTTCGATGAGGGAACCCCTTGATTCATATGAAATGGTTTGCATCCAAAATAATGTGCTTTTGTATATTTCCAAAGTGGTGGTTTTTGAATGTCAGGGCGTAGACGCAACTCACCATTTGGTCTCAATATCGAAGTGACAATTGTATAAATTCGATTGGGAGTCTTTAAAGTTTTTAGATTTCCTTTTTTATCAAACTCCAATCCAATTACCGATAGAAGTTCTTCATCATAATTCAAATATTCGCAAATTGACGGAACATGACCTTCTATGGTCATTCCTCCTTTTACCGCATATTTTTTAATCCATTTAGAAACTTCATCTTCATAATCAATATTACCAAAACCATATTCAGAAGACTTTGCTGGATTAATATCCTCATTTGCTTGCTGAATAAATTCAAAGGTGTACCGATTACTTTCTTGATAGTCTTCAAGTTTTATCGGTGTAAAAGATTTTAAACAACGAAATGCTTCTTTATCATTTTTCAAAAACTCAGCAATTGCTTTAGTATCTGCTTCATCAGTTTTTGAATCAGAGTCGTATCCAGCAAGTTTTCTTGCTTTAGGTGTGGATTTTTGAGGAAATACTAAAATGTCAACTCCCATAATCTGAGCATTATATTCAAGTTCTTTTAGTTGCTCAAAACTAAAAGGTTGTGCAAGAGTGTTCTTGTGAGATTCTCGTAGGTGAGCATCTTCTGCTACTACACAATCACCTCTTTTTAGTCCGGGGATATTGAGTTTAATCAAATCAATATTATTTCTTTTTTCGTAAAAAGTCTTAGTGCCACTGTCATAAAAGTGTGCTTTACCTTGACCAATATCTGCAGTAAAAATGTTCATAAAATAACAAAGTATTGAGGGTTGAATACTAATAAAAGTATTACTTTTTGAATACTGATTGAAGTTTTGGTGGATATTATGGGTTGAATACTAACAAAAGTATTTCATCCTGAATATCAACTCAACCAATAGTATTATTCTAGCATAAAAAAAGAGGGTGTCAACCCTCTTGTTCTCATTCGGTTTCCTGCCCCTTTCCTTTCTTACCGATATTGTACTTCTGTTCCAGAATCCAATCGTTCTTATCCTTATAAGCAAGAACTTTAATTTGATTCAGAGGAGCAATATCAGAAATAGAGTCTTCTTTTACGACAGTAATAAGACCCCAATCGGACAGAAGACGAGTGATACGATTTCTACGTTGAACATCGTTCACTGTAAGGTTTGCGTGCTTGCCATCCAAGGCAAACAGTTCCTTAAAGTGAACAACATAATACCTACCCTGCTTATGCAGAATATGGCATGATTGATAGAGTTTTTTCTCTTTCCTAGAAGCAACTCCGATACGAGTCAAAGTTTCACGAACTTTCAGAAAATCATCAGGTTCATTCAAAACGACCTCCACCATCATATCGGGAGACCAGTTTACTTGTGGTTCAATTGTTTGAGTAGTCATTTCGTTCCGCCAGTTTCAAGTCGTTGTTTAATAAAATTAAGTTGTTCTTTATTTAGAATCTTCAAAGCTTGAGATGCTTTATCATTACTATAACCATAGTATTGTTTAACGCATTCTAAATCTTTGACTTTATCTTTACGGAGCCAGGGAGAAAATCTCTTCCGTTTCCTAAGACTATTTAGATAAAACGAATACTGCATGTCTTTATCCAAATGAGAATTCATATTCATCTCATTTGCAAACAAGATGCAATCAATATGACCAGATAAACAACGATTAATAATAAATGGAGGATAATCTTTGATTTCCTCGGAAAGATCTTCTTTTGTAAAGTTAATTGAATTTAACCAATCCTTAAGTTCACTCATAAAGAAGACTCTCCAAGGGATTACTTTTTACAATAGGATAGTTTGTAACCAAGAGTTCTGTTTTCACATTCTCATCAGTTCCTTTATCTCCACGATGTGCCATCGAATAACGAAGTTTCCAATAAGTAAGTTCGTAATCTTTATACAGTTCCAGAAGTCTATCATTTACATTATAGGTAATCATAAACTTATGGGGGCACTTATAAACATTTTCAGCAAATACATCATGGTCAAATGACTTGTGCATCTCACGATCCTTTCCATATAGGAAATCCTTAATGTCATAAGGAGGATCTAAGAATACAAATACATCATCTCCAGATGCATTCATTACTTCGGAGTAATCAATATTTGTAATCTTCCAATTCTTCATCAGTTTGGAATACTCTTTAAGTTTCTCAATACCGAGAAAAGAAAAATTGGAACGAGAAGCAGTGACCGAGAATGTACTGTTTTCAGTAAGACCAGAGAAACTGCATTTATTCAGCACAAAGAAACTTGCTGCTCTCTCAAGTCCCTCTTGAGTATTGATGTCTATACGAGTCTGATTAAACAGTTCTTTATGGGCAGCATCTTTCTCATCCTGAGTTCCAAAGTCAGATACTTTGGTCTTAATCTCTTTCAATCGTTCAGATAGTTCTTCTCCATTATCACGAAGTTGAATCCAGAAGTTATAGAGAGGAACATATAAGTCATTAATCCAGACAGGAACATCTGGATATGCTTGAGTAGTATAAAACGCAACAGAACCTCCACCAATAAAAGGTTCCCGATACTCTTTAAAGTTTTCAGGATACCAAGGAGCAAGAGTTTTAGTTGCTTTGGATTTACCGCCAGGATAACGAAGACAAGTTTTTAATGGAAAAGTTCTTACTTTCATTTAAACTCACACTCACACATAATTTCAGTTAGTGCTGCCAAGAGATTTATTTCTTGGTCTGCAACAAATGCAATCTGGTACTGATACTTAGCAATAATAAGCACAGCAGAAGGAATGCTACCATTTTCAAGGGATTTAAGAAGAGCATCGTAAAGACGACGAAGGAGTACACCAGAGTCATTATCAAGATTATTGACGACCCATTTACGAACTTCGGTGAAGTTCTTTTCTTTGAGACTTTTAATGAGATCATTTAGAGAAACATCAGAGAACGAAGCAAGAATGCCAGAGTCAATTTTACCTCCAGTAGAGTAACGTTGAATCTCATTTAGAACTCTTCGGAAATCTGGGAAGTGCTTTGATACCAATTCCGCAACGACTTTCTCATCATACTCAATCTTTTCCGCATCCAAGATTGATTGAAGTCGTTGAAAGAAAGATCCTGCAAGTTGAACTCTTTGCTTCCCTTTGATGGTGAAGTCAATGACGGCACATCGGGAGTGAAGAGGTTCAATAATTTTGTTCTTGTAGTTGCAGGTGAAGATGAATCGGCAGTTGTTATAAAATGCCTCAATATTCGCCCGTAGTAAGAGTTGTACGTCGTTTCCTGTGTTATCTGCCTCATCGATGATGATGACTTTGTGTTTAGAAGATCCCGTAAGTGAAACGGTCGAAGCAAAGTTCTTCGCTTGGTTCCGTACAGTATCCAGGAAACGTCCTTCGTCGGATCCGTTGATGACATAATAATCTGCTCCTAGTTCGTTACATAGTGCTTTTGCAATAGTAGTTTTACCAATACCAGGAGGTCCAGCAAGAAGGAGGTTTGGAATTTCTCCTTTCTCTACAAACTCCTTAAATGTTTTTTTAGTATCATCAGGAAGAATACAATCCTCAATCACTTGAGGTCGGTATTTCTCCACAAAAAGAAATTCACTAGTCATAATTAAGTCCAATCAGGTTTTTTCAATTCACAGGTAGGAACAATTTCCCACCATTTATTCCCATCAAAAATATACAATTTATGCGTATCTTTATCGAGGAAAACATCACCTTTCTTGTGTTTCATACCCAATCAGGTTTGCGTTCAGGCATACGAAGATAGTTATCAGACACCCAAGGTTTGGATGCGATATATCTTTTGTATGCTTCAAATGTATCAATAGTGTCGTCAAACTTCCATTCCTCAGGCATAGCACGAGCAAATGGAGTCACTTCTGTAATCTTACCTTTGGGAAACAAATAGTATGCATCCACAAGGGTTTTATAACAGGAGTGAGTTTTATTATACCGCAGGCAGTATTCATCAGACAAGTTCAATCCCCACTTGATTAACCAGTAGGCATTATGGATACTCTCCAGTGCCCACTTGGTGCAGGGATGATTGCGGAATGCTCCTTTCTCGGTCTTGTAGGGGGTTCCATCTGCCTTAGGA